GTTAGCGGCTGACTCCAAAGCGTCAGGACGTTGGGACACGAATAAGGGTGGGATGTACTACGCCGTGGGTGTTGGTTCCAACTTAGCGGGACGTGGTGGTGATCTGATTATTATTGATGACCCGCATTCGGAACAGACGGCGATGTCGAATTCTGGTTTTGATGATGCTTGGGACTGGTATACAGGGGGTCCCCGTCAGCGTTTGCAACCGGGCGGAAGTATTGTTTTGGTACAAACCCGGTGGTCAGAGAAGGATATGACGGGTCAGTTATTGAAAGCGATGGCTAAGGATCCCCTTGCTGACCAGTGGGAAGTTGTTGAATTACCTGCAATTTTTAATTCTGGCGAGGAGAATGAGGAACCCTGCTGGCCTGAGTATTGGTCTTTAGATGATTTATCAAGGGTCCGGGCATCTATTCCGCCAAGCAAGTGGAATGCTCAGTATCAACAGAATCCGACGGGCGAAGAGAACGCGATTATCAAACGCGAGTGGTGGAACGTTTGGGAAAAGGATACGGTTCCTCAGTTGCAGTTTGTGATTCAGAGTTATGACACGGCGTTTTCAAAACGCGAGACGGCCGACTATTCGGCGATTACGACGTGGGGTGTGTTCTATCCTAACGAAGGAGCCCAGCCGAATATTATCTTGCTCGACTCCAAGAAGGGGCGGTGGGATTTTCCGGAACTCAAGGCGATTGCTTTTGAACAATATAATTTTTGGGACCCCGACACCGTCATCGTGGAAGCCAAGGCTTCGGGTATGCCGTTGACTCACGAAATGCGTCAGACAGGGATTCCCGTCGTTAACTTCACCCCTTCTAAGGGCAACGATAAGATCTCGCGCGTACATGCTGTTTCACCCTTGTTTGAAGCCGGCATGGTTTGGGCCCCCGACGAAGTCTGGGCGGAAGAGCTTGTTGAGGAGGTTGCGGCCTTTCCAAACGGCGAGCATGACGACCTTGTGGATTCCATGACGCAGGCGTTAATGCGCTATCGGCAGGGGAATTTCATTCAGTTGCCTACAGATGATTGGGAAGATAGCGATCAATCTGTTAAAGTTGCGGCATACTATTGACATCTCGGGAAAGCGCATTTATGGCCGATCCAGTTCAAAACGCCGAAGATAACTTACAGCAGTATTTAAGACAGCAAATGCTGGGTCAGCAACGGGTGCGTACCGAAGCGGACTTTCCCGCCGCCGTCGAAGCCCGTCTAGCAGAAACCGCCGATGCGATAAACTATCAACTGGGTCCCTCGGCTCCTCCTTTTGCCGCCGAAGCCGCACGAAGCGTGATCGATAAAAATACTGACGATATGATCGATTACTACAACTTTTTGCAGTTTGAACAAGACCCCAGCAACATCTTGGAACGACGGGCAATTGACGAAGCTGTATATACGGGCAAGGTTCCCTTTGGTTATGAGGATTCAAACTATCTGTATACCCAAGGTAGCAAAGGCGTTTTAGGAAACTCTTTGATTCCAGAAGTGGCAGAACGTCTTGGTATTTCTCGCGACATTAACGTTGCCGGTAATCAAGCGGCGTTTTCTCAGGTACCGATTCATGAAGGGATGCACCCTCTTGTTAAGCTACCAAAGAAAGAGGAAGAGGCGGCGTTGCGCGCTTTGGATTATTTCCGTATGAAACGTTACGGTAACTCCGCAGAAGCACAAAAACTTCTGGAAGAAGCTGGATACGACGTCACAAGACCTTTCGGCCTTGGAAATGCAAGGGTTTTGGCACTGAAAGGCGCGATGTCCATGACCGACGATCAGTTTCAAGACTTATCGGATGTCGATAGAGCAGAACTCCAAGAATCTTTTGACGCGTACAAGCAGGCTCCCGGCCTGATCTCCTCGGTCCTCGGATCATTAACCGGTGAAGAACCACAGCCTGAATTCGACAACATGATTATTACGCCAGAAAAAGCGGCGGAAATGTCAGAAGAAGATTTTAACACTTTGCTAAAGGCGGCCCCCGCGTTTACTTTTGAGCGCGCATTTTCCCGTTCTATTGATATCACGGGTCCCCGCATGATTGGCGAAGGGGACTCCGCAGTACGGGCATACGAAAACGGAGGAGGCATAGGGTATTTTGAGCGCCCCGAAGGTGAGTATGGCGTGGAACCCTCCCAATTTGAGCAAGACGTTACGCAACAACCGGGCCGCGTATACGACACCATTTTTACCCCAATGAGCCGTGCCGAATCTGTACAGCACCCGTTGTATGGGGCAAGCGAAGAGCCTTACGAGTTTGATCCTGCTGGCGGAATCATGGGCATGGCCAGCCGTGCTTTATCGACTTTTGACCGCAAGTTATCTGGACTACCTGTTTCAGACGAGCAACTAGCTGGTGCGGCTATGGACATTGTTCCTACCAGCGCGGGCATTGCTTCTACCGCATTCGGCCCAGCAATGTTACCCGGCATGCTCGGCGCTTTTTCCATGAAACACGGATCAGGGCGTTTGTTTAATTTCTTTGCCAGAAACCCTAAGAGTACAAGTGACTATACTTTGCTTAGGGAACGCACTGCGGGCCCCGGAACCTATCTCGGAGACGAAGAAGTTGCCGTTGGTTATGCTCGTCGTTTTGCAGAAAGGGATTTTGCGGGAGAAGAAGATGTTGCTTATGACGTAGCTTTTCCATTTGGGGTGGACATTGAGGATATGCGAGCTAACCCTAAAAAATACGATCCAGACGTTATTGACGATCCAAAATTAAGAGAAGACACAGATCGTGCGTTAAGCGATGTCCTAGAAGATGCAAATCGTCGGGCAGAGTCTAAAGTTGTCGATATGGACAACGGAAAAATCATGTACTTTTTTGAAGACGGCTCTACGTTAGTCCGCAATTTAAACCCTACCCAAGACGGGCGACCAGTTATTGAGCCTCTTGGGAAAGGCGCGGGGTTCGTGTACGACGTTATGGTTAACGCCGAAAAAGAACATTTTTTAGATTTTTCAAAGCCTTTATTCAAACAGCCTGATTTTGTAGCATCAAAAATTCAGGACCTTCGTCGTCTTGTAGAGCTTGACGATAAAGCTACGGGCAGTCAGTTCTATGGAAAGTTAAAGCAAAAGCTCGGCGGCGAAGAGGAAGCAACAAAAGCGTTAATTGATTTGGGGATTATTGGCAACCGATTTGAACAACGCGGTAAAGAAATGATGGTCGTTTTTGATCCAGACAACTTGAGCATTGAAAAAACGACGCCTTATGAGCGGTTTGCGGACGGCGGCGTGGTATCTTTGAAGGATAAAGCAGTGAACATGACTCGCGGACCGCGGTCCAATGGTATTATGCAATACGTTCCTTATATGACCGGAGCAACGAATGGCTATTGAAAAGAACAACGTCCCTTCTCAACTTGATGTTGAGGACTTACAAGCTGAGATCGAGATCGAGCTTCCCGATTCACAGAACAATGTGCTTGCCATGATTCAGGGCGAGGATATCGGAGAGATCGAAATCTCGCCAACAGACGATGGCGGGGTTGAAGTCGATTTTGAGCCACAAGATGAGATGCTGGGCGATGACGGGTTTTACTCGAACCTTGCTGAAGAGCTACCGGATCGTGAACTGGCTCGGATTGCTTCGGAACTTCTGGAAGAGTTTGATTCCAATAAGGCGTCAAGGCAGGAGTGGGAAGACGCTTATGCCAGCGGTTTGGAACTACTGGGCTTTAACTACGAAGAGCGGACGCAACCTTTCCGCGGATCCAGCGGTGTAACGCATCCTTTGCTGGCCGAAGCGGCGACGCAGTTCCAAGCACAGGCGTTTAACGAATTATTGCCGGCTTCTGGGCCTGTTCGCACCACCGTTATGGGCGATAAGACCAAGGAAAAAGAGGGTCAGGCACGTCGTGTTCGTCAGTTTATGAACTATTACATCACCAATGTGATGGAAGACTACACGCCGGATATGGATCAGATGCTGTTCTATCTCCCACTGGCGGGTTCTACCTTTAAGAAAGTGTACTTTGACGAGAACTTAAACCGCGCGGTGAGCAAATTTGTCCCCGCAGAAAACCTCGTCGTGCCTTACGAAACCTCTGATCTGGAAACTTGCCCGAATATTACGCAAGTTGTGCGGATGTCGCTCAACGATTTGCGGAAACAGCAGGTTTCAGGCTTCTATCTGGACGTTCCGGTTACTCCGGGCGAGGGTCAGAGCGACTCTGTTACCGACGAAATCAACCGGATTGATGGCGTAACCGCCTCTCAGATTGATTACGACGCAACTTTGTTGGAGTGTCACGTCGATTTGGACCTCGAAGGCTATGAAGATGTCGATGACGAAGGCGAATTGACGGGTATCAAGATCCCATACGTCGTTACATTAAGCTATGACACGGGCGAAATCCTCGCTATCCGTCGGAATTACGCTGAAGACGACGAATTCCGTAAGAAAATTCAATATTTTGTGCATTACAAGTTCTTACCGGGCTTTGGTTTCTATGGCTTGGGCTTGATTCACACCATTGGCGGCCTGTCCCGTACAGCAACATCGGCATTACGGCAGTTGATCGACGCCGGTACGCTCTCGAACCTGCCCGCAGGTTTCAAAGCCCGTGGTCTGCGGATCAGGGACGATGATGATCCACTCCAGCCCGGTGAATTCCGAGATGTGGACGCCCCCGGCGGTGCGATTCGCGACAGCTTGATGCCTCTGCCGTTCAAAGGCCCAGACCAGACGCTGTTCCAGTTGCTAGGCTTCGTTGTAGAGGCCGGACAGCGGTTCGCGACCATTACAGATATGAAGGTAGGCGACGGCAATCAGAACGCCGCTGTGGGCACGACAATCGCAATGCTGGAGCAAGGCTCGCGGGTCATGTCGGCTATCCACAAACGGTTGCATTATGCAATGCGTCTTGAGTTTAAGATTTTGGCTCGCGTCATGGCAGAGAGCTTGCCCCCAGAGTATCCGTACTCTGTGGAAGGCGAAGACTCTTCGGTCATGGCAACAGATTTTGATGATCGCGTAGACGTCATTCCTGTCTCCGATCCGAACGTATTCAGTCAGGCACAGCGGATTGTACTGGCGCAGACAAAACTACAGTTGGCGGGCGCCGCTCCGGAACTCCACAACATGTATGAAGTCTACCGCGATATGTACGATGCGTTGGGCGTGAGGGATATTGACAGGATCATGAAGGCGGCACCGGAAGACGACTCGCGGCCCGCGGACCCTGCACAGGAGAATATCGATGCACTCGACATGGCCAAACTCGAAGCCTTCGAGGGTCAAAACCATCAAGCACATATCATGTCACATATGGTTTTTGGTTCAACGCCGATGGTTGCTGGTATGCCTCCTGTGGCGATGGCTTTGCAGAAACACATCATGGAGCACGTTCAGATATCTGCTCGGGAGCGCGCTTCGGCTGAGTTTGAGCAAATTACCGCGCAACAAGGACCTGCGGCGAACCCTGAACAGCGCATGATGGAGTTTGAGGGCTTAGTCGCTCAATACATTGCCGAAGGGATGCAACAGGTCAAGCAGTTGTCTCAGCAAGTATCTGGGCAAGGGCCAGATCCTGTTGTGCAACTCAAGGAACAGGAATTGCAACTCAAGGCGCAGGCTGAACAGCAAGATGCACAGTTGGATGCGGCTAAGTTACAATTGGATCAGCAGACGTTGCAGATGCGTGACCGCCAGTTCTACGACCGGTTACAAGCGCAGGCCGCACAAACTCAAGCTCGGATCGACGCAGGTCGTGAGCGTGAACTACTTAAAATGAGAGGACAGTAAGATGTCAAAAGTGAAGATCGTTACAAACACTCCGGGCGCGGCCCCAAAAGCTGTGAACTATGCCGATATCGCAGGCCAAGGCAAGCTTCCTTACAAGGGCGGAGAAACGCTTCCGGAAGCGCCAATGGACGTACCCGGCGGCACTGCGCGTGGTATGGGAGCGGCGAAGCGTGGTGGTAGCTACAAAGGCTGTTACTAATGCCCCTCAAAAAAGGCTCTAGCAAGAAAACCATCAGCGACAACATTAGTAAGCTGATGGGCGAAGGCTATAAGCATAAACAAGCCGTTGCAATTGCACTATCTAACGCGGGTAAGATAAAATCTGAAAAGTTAGATATGAAAGCGGCCAAGGGCGGGGTTGTA